GGATGCCGAGAAGCATGAGATCGGTGGACACGAACGCCATGATCGGGCGGCCGGTCGGCGCGGACGTCGCGGTCGCGGACGTCTTCGCGCCCAGCGACCAGCGGATCGGCACTCCGAAGATGGTGTCGGGGGTACCAGAGTCGGCGCCCTGGCCCTGCACGAAGATCGGTTCGCCGACGGAGTCCTTGACGCCGCGCAGCGCCTTCTTGAAGGTGGGGTGCGCGATGGCGATGGTGGTCGCCGGGTCGTAGTAGTCGCCGGCCTCCAGGAGGCTGACGGCGGTGTTGAACTCGTCGTACTGGACGTTGCCTGCGGTCGCGGCGATGGTGATGTTCGCGCCGGCGGTGTAGCTGAGCGTGGCGTCCGTGGTGTTCAGCAGGTTGTACAGGCTGCTGAACGGGACGCCGGTGCCGACGGCGGCGGTCACGGCGATGCACGCGTTGTCGAGGATCTTGGCGTAGCTGATGCCCCAGTCCTTCATCTTCGTGGCGAGGATGTTGGCGAGGGAGTCGTTGATGTCCTCTTCCGCGATGCGGATGACCTTCCCGAGCTTCTTCGCGGTCAGGGTCACGTCGTCGTTCAGCGAGGTGTCCTCACCGTACGAGGCGCCCTTGTCGACGAAGTCGACACCCATGCCCGCGCTCCGCGGGGTGTGGCGGGTGTCGGACCCCATCGGAATGCGGGAGGCGAGGGCCTCGACCGCACTGGTCTGGGTGATGCGGGTGATGACCTCGGAGCCGTACTCCTCGGGAATCCACGGCTCGAACGTGTTGCGCGCCATTGGGCGGCCCTCCTGGGCGGGTGATGGGGCGGAGCTGGCGGGCTCGGGCCCCATCACGGGCGCCTCGAACAGGTGGCCTCCCGATCGCCGGGTGGCGTGGTCACACAGTAGAGATGGCGATTAGTTGGCTCCGAACACGTTGGCGGCGTGCTTCTCCCAGGAGTTGCGGGGCTTTTCCGGTGCCGCAGGCTTCGGCGCGCCGGTCGGCCTGGCCTTCGGGCGGGGCCGCTCCGCCTCGGGCTTGGCCAGGAACTCCGGGTACTTCTCCTTGACGCGATCGATTTCACCGAGGAGGCCGATGACATCGCCGTCGTCGTCGACGTCCATGGCGGCGAGATCGAGGAGGGGCAGGATGCGATCAACACCGACGAAGCCTGCCTCGGCGAGTGCGGCACGCGCTGCCTGGTTCACGATGCGCGGCTTCCAGCGGCTTTCCGCTTCCTCGCGGGCCTCACGAAGCGCCCGCTCGTGGTCGCCCTCGTTGGCTCGGCCCCGTTCCTCCAGCTCCTTCAGGGTGAGGCGATTTTTCTTGCCGTCGTCGTTGGCCTTCTTGAGGGCGGCCCGGAGCCGGAGGATCTCCGGGTCCTCCTTGGCGGCGGCTGGCTCCTTCTTCGGGCCCGGCTTGGCCGGCTCCGCCGGCGCGTCCGGTTGCTCCTCAACGTCGTCGGTGTCGGCCTCGGCCTCCTCAACCTCGGTGTCGTCGAACTCCACGTCGGAGTCGTCATCGGCCACGGGTGTCTCCCATCACGGGGGCTCGGCAGTTACTGGCGGAGACCGTAACTCCGCTGCGCCGTCGGGCTGTGATCAGCCGGTACGGTCAAAACGTCCTTCTCGCAGAGCCCGCCGCGCCTTTGCCGCAGCACGTGGTGGCAACCGCCGGCCGGACGCCAGGAGAGTTCTGGCGGCGCGAACCCGCGCAGCACCGGACTCCGACGGCAACGCGAGGCCCTCGGCGACGGACACCGCCGCCTGCTGCTGCAGGAAGTTCGGTAGTGACAGCCCGGTTTGCTGCCAGCGCGGGGACCACGGCATGGTCCGGCAGCGGCAGTGCGGGTGCAACGGCGGGCCGGCCACGGTGTCCGAGGCAGAACCGCGTTGCTGAGGGTCGAAGGACCGTCCGCCGTCGAAGTCCTCACCGGGCCGGGCGACCTGGCCGGAGTAGGCCGCGCACCGGACGCACGCGTCCAACTCGGCGACCCACACGCGGCTGAGACCGAGCTGGTCAGCTTCTCCGTCAGCGCCGGCCGTCACGGCGCGTTGCACGAGCCAAGACACGGCGGCACGGACCCGGGACACCGCAGCACGTGCAACCTGTACGGCGGCAGCGACCCCGGAGAACCGGTCCGGGCCCGCCCCGAGGAGCGCGTCAGCCCGGGCAAGTTGCTCCTGCACAGCCTCGCCGATACGGCGGGCTTCACGAAGCAGGGAAGGCGGGACCCGGGTGGTGTTGCGGGAGTCGGCACGTACCTGATGGCCAGCTGCTTCGACGAAGTTGCGGGCATGCACGGCTCCGAGTCGCAGCGCACCCGGGAGGGCATCCAGCAAAGCCCGCCTAGCTCGATCACCCAAGCCTGCAACGGCTTTGGCCACGCGTTCCGTAACGGTCCGCAGCAGCCGAGCCAGGTCGGCGCCCGCACCGACTGCGGTGGCGCTGCCGAACGCGGACGCCCACAGGGCCGCGGCTGCGGCGAGCACCTCCGCCATGTGGTCGTCCGCGTCACCGACTGCCGCCTGTTGCACCTGCTGCTCGTACGCCGCGACCTCGTCGCTCTGCTCCTCCTGCACCAGGGCGGAAAGATTGGCGGAGGTCGCGCTCACGGGGCGTCAGGGGGCGGCTCGATGGCGAGCGGCGCCTTGGCGGTCAGCGCCTGGACGGCCGGCTCGATCAGCGCCTGCGCCTGCCCCTGGTCGAGGGCGCCGAGCGTTACTGCGGTACCAATGCGTTGCAGCGTCTCCGACAGCGTCGCCAGGTCCCCCAGGTACCGGGATAGTTCGGCGGCGTCGTCGGTCTGGGACTCCAGCCATGACTGCACCTGGTCCTCGCCGTAGCCGGCTTCGAGGTGCAGCTGCCGAAGGGGCACACCGAGGTCGGACTTGACCTTCGCGGTGTCCCAGGACTCCTTGTCGTCGAGGGTCTGTGCGGCGTGCCACCGTACGTCGACGGACGGCTCGGTGATACCGAGGAGAGTGAGGGCGTACGAGTAGCCGTCTTTCCAGGTGTCGCCGTACTCCTCCTGCCGTTCCTCGATCTTCTCTGTGAAGGGGGCGTCCTGGGCGCGCACGGACTGCCCGGACGGCTGCTCCCCAGACGGGTCGAACAGGTGCAGGGGGGTGACGGTGAGGACGCCCATCGCCCGGACGTTGAACTCGATCGGGTCGAAGAACACCGCTGGCTGCGCGGCGTCAAACTGACCAACGGCTTTGTACCCACGCAGGAGCATGACCTCGCCGGGGCCGCCCTTCAGCGATGAGTCGTCGCCGGTGTCGGTGGGTCCGGCGGCAGGGTCGGGCGGGAACATGTCGTCGTCGAAATCACTGGGTTCGAGGTCGCCGGTGTCGGTGGTCGCCGTGTCGGTGAGGGCGTATCGCTGCGGCCAGCCCTGGTAGTCGACGGTCCCCATGTGCGTGTTGTCGAGCTTGTTGATGCTGTTCTGCGCGCCGTAGCCGCGCCTGTGTTCGGGTACGCCGTAGGGCTGGTCGTTGCGAAAGTGGAAGACGGGCATGCCGTGGCCCGACTGCATGACCCAGGCGTCGTCGTCGGGCTCGATGACGGTGCCGTCGTCTTCGACGATCGCCTCGGGCAGCCACGGGTTCCAGTCGGCAGCGACGGTGCCGGCGGCGCCGACCTTCGTTGTCCAGCGTTCCCCCCTGCCGTCGGGGTAGTACAGCTCGGCGCGGTGCACGGTCTGGGTGAGGCCGACGGGTTCGCACCAGCGTTTGATGGCGAAGGCGGGTTCGCGGGGGTTCTCGGCGTCGTAGATGATGCGGACGGTCAGCGGGTCGTTGCCGAACATCTCGACGCCGGTGACGGTGCCCTTATCGTCGGCGACGGGCAGGACGATCAGGTAGGCGTCGCCGTACATGGACACCCAACGGTGGACCTGCAGCGATTCGCGCCGCATCTTGTTGGCGTCCCACACCTGCTTGAGGGCCTCGGCCTGGTCGCGCTCGGGGCTGGTAACGGTGGCGATCTTCAGGCGGGCGACGATCGCGTCGACGACCATCGCGATGAACGGCTTCCCGAACTCCATGCCGGTTCGCTGCAGGGCCCGGCGAAAGCGGGCGGAGGCGAATACCTCCGGGACGGTGTCGTCGTAGTAGGCCGCGGCCCGGACGTAGGCAGGCCTCGCCTCACGCAGGTCTTCAAGGCCTACCCACAGGTCGTTGCTTGCCGTCACCGCGTCCTCCAAGTCGATTCGCGATCACCATAGGAGGGGGCAGTGTTGGAGCTGCGACGCTCAACGGCGGCCGACATACGGCTGCGTCGACGCGGACGGCGCCTGCTTCCTCGTCTGGTCGAGGAACCGGCTGATCGCCGACCCTGCGGCGTCGACGAGGTCGTCGTGCGGGGCCTTCGGGAACGCGACCATCTGCTCTTCCAGGTCCCGCAGTGGCTTGGTGTGCAGGACACGGCCGCGCTGGTAGTGGTTGAGGACCCGCGCCGCCCGGACTTCTTTCGGTTCGGACTGTCCGACGGGCTTCACCTTGACCGGCATGCTGTGGAAGATCGCTTTCCAGGTGTCGTGGCCCTGATTGACTTCCAGCAGGATCAGTCCGATCTCCGGGTACTCGTCCAGTAGGGCGAGGACCCGTTCCCGGAGCTTCGCGCCGGGCGGGATCTTGACGGGGATCGCGGCGTGCACGGTGCAGCGTCGGGTCTGCGCGCACCACGAAACGACGGAGAGCCCGGTGTAGTCCGAGGTGGCTTTCGCGGTGACGGCGGGGTCGATGCTGAGGACCATGTGCGTGGCGAGGTCTTCCCCGTACCGGAAGTCGTCGGCGCACCAGTAGTCGCCGTCGGCGCCCATCGGGTCGTTCGCCATGTTCTTGGCGTACGACCGGGTGTGCTCGATGGACTTCAGGTACGCGAGTGGCCACTTCGCCGGCCACATGCTCCGCTCGACGCCCGCGTCGGAGCGGATGATCGGCGCCGAGTAGTGCGCCCGGAAGTTCTCGTCGCGGATCCACTCCGCGGTCTCCACGCCCCTGCCGTGCTTCACCAGCTGGTGCACGATGCTGCCGGGCATCGTCACCGTTCCGACCAGCACCACCCGCGCGTAGATGTTGAGCGGCAGGATCGCGTCCTTCAACGTGGTGAGGCGCTTGCCTGCCTGGTCAGCTGAATATGACGACTCGTCTGG